TTGTGAGCAGTATCTGCAATAATTTTAGGAATATCAGTAATTAATGTAGCAGGATTATCTATTGTAAGTATTTCTGGTAATAATACTTCAGACACAACTGCCTCATGTTTAAGATATACAAATAGGTCTCCATTTGTATCATAACAGATTCCTCTTTCTTTATTTATAGCTTCCTTAAGATGTTTATTAATATCTTCTTTATTGATTAATGTTTCCATTGATACATTACATCTTCCTAATATATCATCTCTGTCATCTGTTAATTTAATAACATCATCTTTATTAAGAAATGCTACCATTACTTGTGGAGAATCTTTTGCTTTTCCATCTTTAATTAATTCTACTCTATCTACCATTTTAAATTTCTTTGAAGCTGATTCACAGATTGTATCTACATCAAAGTTTAAAGATAAATAAGATAATTCTTTAACTGGAATATAACCAATAGTTATAGTCCCATTATTATTTGAAGTTAGGATATTTTTTTGATTACTTGTCGGAGTAATACTTTTATCCTTAAATCCCATAACTCTGTCTTTATTTGAATATTGTTCAAATGTAAGACTTTCTGATTTCTTTTCACCTCCCATTAGATTAGTTACAGCTGTCGCTGGTGCTGTTGTTGGTTGCAACTTTTTCATTTTGTACCTCCTACTATTTATATTATCGATAATATAAATTTATAATTAGTTGCGGTTAAAAATAACGGTACACCTATATAGACTCCGACAATTAAATCTATATAGGTGTAAGCCAAAATAAATAATGCAATCTAACTACAAATTCATCTTAGTATATGTAATTATTCACACACTAAGATTTCTATGAAGCCATACACGTTATATGACAGTCGCCTTGTTAAATAAATTACAGCAAAGCCAAAAATTCTGGTCTGTTGCTAATTGTATTATATTTACACTTTCAAACGTGTTGTTCATAGTAAAATATTCATTTATATAATCAGTACATCCTCTTCTTAAGAATTGGAACCTGTTTATATTATAAATTCTTATAAGCATATCATATGGTGATAGTTCTTTACTTGTATAAAGATATTCTCCAATTAACATATCATTAGCCAGAATAAATTGTGTCATATCATCTAACTCAAGACTCATATCTTCCTGACCATATATTATCATATCTTTCATACGTTGTTTAGTATTAGCTCCTCCAAATAAATACCTAACTATAGTATCATATATTCCACCACGTAATACATCTCTACTTTCTAAATATCTAAGTCTCGATGTTTCCAGGAAATTATATATTTCAAAGTCTGCGTCTGCCTGTACCTTACTACACACATATGAACGAAGCATCTCTATAGCTCTTTTCATCTTATTATCACTAGTTAATGGTATACTATATGTAACCTTAGCTTTACCATTATTTACCTCAGTTTCAAATTTATATCTATGGAATATATTATCTACTAAAGGTATAGTATAATAACTATCAACTATACAGCTATCTATTATATTTGGAATAAGGTTAATATCAGATGTTTTTCTATATTGTAATAATATTATTTGAATCCAATCATTTGGATTAAGCCATTCTGCTAATAATATTACTCTCATATGATCTTCGTTTAATAATCTCCAGTTAGCTAATAGGAACCCTTTACATAATTCTTCATCTTTACTAGCTAAGAAAGTAAATAATTCCTCAAATCTGTATGTACTATTATCTTTACATAATATTTCTATGATATTATTAAATATCTTAGTACATATATAACTATGGTCTATATCATACTTATTTTCTATAGGACTATAAGTTTCAATTGGAAGTTTATATAATAAACCAATAATATTATCGAATTTCTCTTTATATATAAATTCACAAATATATGCATTAATATAATTAAAAAAATCATAAAATACTTTCTTATACTTAGTATCCCAAGTATAATATTTAAAATCATCATATTCTATATCATCTTGAGTTATAAAGAACATGGCTAAATCTGATGCCATGCCCTTAGTAATAAACTCTCGAATGATGTGTTCTATCTCTTCTGCTGTTATTTTATTCTTTATTGTAGGCATCTTCCTTCTATTCTCCTTATAAAAATACGTACATCAAAAATAATACTAATATTATTTTAGACATTCCATATTGAAGTATTCTTGCAATAAACATGACCATATCTGCAAGAAAAAAGCATATTACAATTGTAAATATAAATACCCATAAAAACATATCCAAGTCCCACTTTAATATGATAAATGAGTATGAAGCACTAGTTAATAATATTTTATAACTAAACTTACTTTTAGCTTCTAAGTCTATTTTACCTTTCCATAAATAATAAAATAGACATGTTAATATCCCTATATCCAAATAGAATCTATTAGTATCACTAGATAAAAATTTAGTGATATCATACAAAAGTACGTTTGTTAAATATCCATATTCCATATTAAGTTTTAAACACAATTGGTATAATAACCAAGTAAGAGTATGATCTTGGTCGCTATTAAGGACCATTACTACCGTTGGTTCCATTTTAAAACTCCCATTCCTTAAATGACTCGTCGTCATTTGCTTCCATAAATTCTTTGAAACTTAATATTTTTTCTAGTGCATGTAATCCTTCTTGATTTAAGTATACTATACCTTTAGTCATAAGCATATCTCTAGTTATCTCGGCGTCATGTTGTATATCATTGAAATATGTTATTATGTATGATAATTCTGTAGTTCCATAAAGGTGTTTACTTATAAGTTTAGGTTTATATTCAAAATATGAGGCTTTATAAATGTCACACTCCAACTTATTAAAAAATTGTGGATTTGCGACAAGCCAACTAAAGAAATCATTTAATATATTTACGACACTTCCGTCATATAAAAATGAATCAAATTTAAATAAACTTAGATCTACGACTTTATGCATATCAAATACAAGATCTATAAATCTAGTCGGGTCTTCTCTTTCTATACTACTTTCTGTAGCATGTATTATTGGTTGTTCTAATAATGAACGAAGACCTCTTTGCAAATTAACATTAACTCCCATATTTTCACCACCTTATAATTATGTCATTTCTGTATTAGTAGGATTCTTTTCTCCATCTAACTGTTCGTCCGCTCTATCTGCATTCTCTCTTGTGTCTGCACTTTTGAATCTAGGTGTAACATCGTCTATACCTAGTATTATAAATTCAGATTGCTCCCCTAATGGAAAACAACCTATCATTTTATGACCATATTTGATAACTTTATTATTTATATTTTGAAAATCTACTTCTGTACTACTCCATACATCAATAGTATCAAATGTTATATCCTCACATGTTAAGCTATTTATAGTATGCACACCAGTGGTTAGGTGTGAGTGCATCTTAGGTCCAGGATTTTCTGTTGTTGGACCACTTAATGTAGCTCTACCAGTACTCCACTTACCATTAGCCATATGAGCTCTAGCAGCTTTAAAATGAGGTATCCATCCATCTAATCTATGCCCGTAAGTAGTCCAGTTTTTAGCAATTATACAACTTTCTAGATTCAATTTACTAGGAAGGCCACTGTTATTAAGATTACGTTTACCAAGATCTGTATCTTCTTCTTGTCCTTCCTCAGATGCTTCAATACCGCCCATAATAGACGGGATATATACTACAAATGTCGGATTACAAACGTTAGCGGATGCTTCAACTAAATAACATATTTCGACCACTCCAGTTGATCCAAAAGTACTACGTAGGTTCACATTACCAGACATTAAATTTACCTCCTTATTATTTATACAGTGCATTGTTAAAATCAGACTTTTGACTTAAACAATATATATTTTGGTAAAAAAAATAAATACCCGACCATACAACATAGTCATATGGCCGGGAAATATCTTATTCTCTAAAATCTACTACAACTTTCTTACAAACATGCTCACCTTGACAATCTGTTAACTTTGGTCTAGGTTTATTTTCTGGTCTAACTATACCAGTTATACTATCTTCTATTTTCTGCATAGCTCTTTCAAATGTTTCAGTTATAGCAATTTCATTTTCTAACTCATCTGGTATCCAGAATTTAAGATGTTTTCTTATCTCTTTATTTAATGGTGCCATATTACGTTTAACAATCATATCATCACCAAATAAATCAACGTATTTATCTTTAATTTTAAATAACATATTAATTCTAAATGTCTTTAATTGAGCTATAGTAACATTAAGATCACCTTTAACTGTTACCAGATTAAGTAATTCTAATACTCTAGCAATTACCATATCTTTAGTAGATATTAGGTAATCTACAATACTTTTTCTTTCTTCTGTAGTTATTGCCTCATTATTTATTCTACCTAGCAATAATATTCCTACCCATTCTTCATTTGTTTGTATGTGTGAATATTTTGAAAATCTTGACATATTAACTCCTCCGATTAGTATTTATTATTTTGTCTTTCGATGTTAATTGAATTCTTCTTTAAGTAATGTTCATACATCTCATTAACACCACCATCGTAAATATCAATACCAATACTCATTACAAAATGTAATAAATCTGCAAATTCTTCCTTCGCTTTTTCTCTATATTCTTTATTATCTAGTGTATGCTTAGAAGACTTCCAATACTTATAACATTCATCTTCTTTAAGAATTTCACCAAGTTCTACCATAAGAGCAAGATATCTATCTCTTCTAGTACTTTTTCTATCTGTATTATTTCTAGAGAAAGTCATTTCATCAAAACATACTTGTTTATTCCATAATTCTTCAAGTTTATCTAATGAATTAGAAGTAACGTTCTTTCTATCTGCATAATGAACATCTTTAGCAAAGTCTTTTAAATGCTCAGATGTTAATGTTTTACGATATCTAAGTAAAAATGGTATATTTTCAGGATTATAACCATAATTAATAAGTTCTCTATCTCTACCTTCGATACCTACATCGTCTAATGGGGAAAATTTTACAATATTGTCCTTTGAATGGTTTACAAACTTAGCATCAAGTCCTCCGATAGTTAATCCATCTAGTAATACATTCTTATCATATCCAACTCTATCTGAGAATAGTAAGCAGAAGTATATAAATAATATATCTTTAATTATATAGTATGTTTCACCCATATCAACATATCTACCCATGAAATTCTTAATTTCTATATAGTCAGGATTATTACATTTACGTTCATTTATTCTGAATACATCAACTAAACTATTTATAGCAGCAAATGATAAAGGTGATTTATTATTTTTATTAGCAAGTTGTAATCTTCCAGCTTCTGACATTACTTTATTTACATCTACAAATACATTTATAAAATCTGAATACATTAGAGCATTCAAATGTATATTACCAGTATATTTATGTATATATTTTATAGCATTTAATAAAACTCTATAAAGCATTTTTCTACTTTGGTACTCTAATAAATTCTTTACTGCATTTACTATATTTGGACGTATTTTATCTGGATCAGTAGTATCAAATTTAGCATTATACTTATTTATACTTACTAACATAAGATCTTCATCGTCTTCAGCGATAGGCAGTTCCCATATACCATTTCTAAGTATAACATTAAATACATATGCATCAGCTACTTCATAGTTTCTAAGTACTAAATCTTTTATTTTATAGTTAGCAGGTGTTTTAGCTTTATAATCTTCTGATACACTATTAAATTCTAATGCTTTATTAAGTCCTACCAAGTCTTTCCAAACTTGAAGATGGTCCATACTATTGCTTAATTTTAAATCTAATACATATTCAACTAGATCCATCATAAATAATTCTAGATATTTATCTTCATCATCTGTATTATTTGATATTACAGATGCATTTAACTTTTCTATTATATTATATACAATATCTATATCATCTGAATGTATTGCATTACTAATATTCTTTATAAATATTCTATCTTTTAAATTATGGTAATAAACGAAGTCATTATTAGATAGTAGTGCTGTCCATGTACTTGGTTTATATAAATTTTTTAGTGCTAGTGATAATAAACTCCATATAAATTCATTTCTAATTTTTGTATCATCAAATTCACCTATTGATATAGAATTCTTTAATGATTCCTTTAATCTCATGCTAGATACAGGTTTATCAATAACACTCTTATCAATCTTATTATATTTTTCAAGTTCTAGATTATAAGCTTTCTCCATTTCATTAGCTATATATTCCATATCAACCCATACAGGATTAATTATATTATAGTTAGGATTAGTTCCCAATTCTAAACAGAAGCATTTATCTGTATAGAAGCTTGAATCCATATTAGTACTCATTCTATGATTTGTTATATTATCAGTAATAGTTACAGTTTGATTTGCAATTTTCATACTATATAATATACTAGGAACTTTTCTAACTGCACTAAATGGATAAAGTTTTCCTCTAAGTAAACCTATTTTAAAGTTATGTATAGCAGTCATAGCACAATAAGGTTTATCATAAGCATAAATCATATCTTCATTTATATCTATTGATGTTATTAAAGATTTACCAATACCTCTTATATCTTTAACATATTTAGATTTAACGAATATCATAATAGCAGTATATATAAATTTAATTGATCTAACTCTTAAACTGTTTAAATTAATACTATCAATACCTAAACGACTTAGTATTCTTTTATCTATATCAAATACTCTATATGGATCAAATTTATATTTTTCTTTAATATGTTCATCAAATGCATAATCATCAAACATTACAACAGACTCTTTAACGTTTGCTATATATCTAGACTCAATTAAGTCAAATTTATAACTTTCAGTTTTAAGTAATGACTGGAAACTCATCATTGGTATTAGACTATCTTTAGAAATACCAGTAATAATAAACTTAACTTTATCTCTTTCGAATTTTGGATCTTCTTCATACATTGCTCTAGTTATTATCGCACTCATTAGATTTATATATTTGCTACCTTTATTTTCTAACATGTCAACTATAATTTTTTCTGTTAAATCTAGTGGATTTTCTATTATATCTATTAATTTTATTTTATTTTCCATATTCTATCTCCTTCTTTATTTAAATAACATCATCAAACACATATGCTTTATAAATAATAGCTTCATTTACACAACTTGCCATATATCCATACAGGTCTGTAGGATGTCTTTCTAACATCCAGCTATCTATAGTCTCCATAAAAGCTACTATTCTATTAAAATATCTATATTTTGCATAGTTTACAGTAGTAACTCTAAATGGAATACATTTAAGTATTTCTGGTTTCCATATATTATTATTACTATTTAAATACTTGTAGTCTATAGTATTATAATCAACTTGATTATCTAAATGATAGCTTTTATTAAACTGCATTAAATAATAACACCAATCAAATTGAACACCATGTACTACAATAAGTTTATCATTATATTTAACTTGTATATCGCATTCCACGATATAATTTCCTCTATTTACATATTTTCTTACTATTCTAGCTATCCATATTTTAGTAAGAGGTTCTATTACAAATTCTACACCATCAAGATTACTACTTTTGTCCACTTTAAAAGCGTATGTATTGTATACATATTGACCTACTTTAAGGTTAAGGTCATCACTTCCATTTGCTAACTCTATAAGTCTACTATTTACATCATCTTTTAATCTATGTGGAACTACTACCAATGTATTTTCATCCTCGAGACAATCCATAATTATACTTGTATCTATAGCTTCAGTTTCTATAAACTTTATAACAGCATTACTAAGATCCGCTAATTTACAACTAGGTTTTCTAAGTTTATCAATAACACTATTAACTTTCTTTTCCTTTATATCACGTCCACTATAATAAGGAATAGTCATTATAGCATTACTATTAGATAAATAAACGTTATGATAGTTATTATTTTCTGGACTATCAAGTTTATCATCTCCATATAGAATTCTTAAATTTAAAGGAAACGCATTCATTATAGAGTTAAATGTTATAGGGTTTATCTTATTTAATGGACCTATTACAACATATGGATGATTCATAATATCATTATATGCATCTAAGTCCCTACTTTGCAACCCTTGAAAATCATATGCACTCCATAATTTAATACTAGGCAAAGGATCATTATTAGATTTCTTGAATTTAAACATTAAATCAAAATCCTCTACGAATTCAAAATGGTTTATAGTTAATGTATCTAAAACTTTAGTATCCTTATCCCAAAATATAATTAATTTATTCATAGATTCAAGAATATCTTTCATAGACTCAGCATTTGTTAGCTCAACCTTAAAAATATTTCCGATCAATTCTGCTACGATATATTCAATACTAATATTATTATCTACCAATACTGGTAATGTATTTCCATTTATTAGTATTCTGAAATCATCTTTAATTGCTTTAATCATGTTAATCCTCCGTATTTGTTTAATTTACATTGGATTTTGTTAGAAAACTGATGGTGTAGTATATGTAATTATTGAATTATTGACTTACATGATATAATACAACGTCTTCTAATGGAGTAGGATCTCCTTCTAATATATCAAATGGTACACTGAATGGAATAACCTTTTTAACACTATTTTTACTAACTCCTCCACCAGGAATTAGCTCATTATATGCAATAACGAAGCTAAAGTTTATAGATATTCTATAATCTACATTATCTAAATTAGATGGAGTTTTAGTAGGTTCATTAAAACCAGTCTCAAAATAACAACCAGTAATAATAATTCTACCTCTAGTTCTT